GGTAGCGGAAGGTTACGGCACTGGTCGGCAAAAGGACGACCTGCGCGAGCCAGAGGCGCCGCTAGATCGGTCAGGTATTGCGGAACAACTAGACCGGCATAGTTAGCTGTCGTGCCGTCACGGTTTACGACCATTTCTTGTTGGTGGCGTTGGATACGTTCCGACGCTGCAACATCCTTAGAAACCACGCTATCGATGAAGTCTTTAACGAAAGAAACGTCGTGCTGGTTGTCTTGCCGGTAGGTGAGCGGTTCTTCTTTTACGACCGCTTGGCCGGTTGCTGGTTCTTCGGTTGGGTTTTCTGCGTTCAACGCTCTTACCTCTGCTCTCATGGCGTCAGCTTTAAGCGTTGCCTCTTGCATTGTTCGTAAATCCTCGATTCGACGGTCGAGACTGCTTGCGCGGTCTTGAAAGTCTGCGAGGTTTTTGTCTTCTTCTTCGGTGAGGTCGCGCACTTCGTCCGCTGCCCTGTTCACTAAAGCCGTTTGCATAGCCGAAATTTCGGCACGCTCTGAGATCAACTGATCCAAGAGTTTCATAAAGGGGTTCTCCTATGTCACGTTCGTTTAATCGAAGGTGGCGACAGGTGCAACCGCGGCGTGTCGTCGGCGTTCACTAAAAACCTTAGCGCGTTTCACCGTCTAACAAGTGTCTCCACCTGGCAAGCCGTGGCGCTTGTGTCTTGTCGTCCGGATCGAACGCCCGAGCCGCTATTAACTGGGCTTCGCCGTAAGCCGGAGCGGTAGGAGCTGTTAGCAACGCTACGTGGTCCAGTTTTGCTTCTACTCTGGTTATTTGGCGTCTGCCTTCGATTTTGCTTTCTTCGTTGCGGACCGGCACAAAACCCACAGAGAACCCGGAAACGTAACCGTTTTTGGCGAGTTCTAACGCTTCTCTAGCTCGTTCGGTTGGTGCTACCTCGAAATCGGCTACGAGTCCCATAGCGTCTTTTTCCCATGCCGCCGATTTGCCTATCGGCATGTTCTCCCGGTCGTGTCCATGCATTAACGGGATTGTGGTCCCACGTTCTTTAATTGACTTGTCGAAAACGCTTTTACCGAAACGCTCCACATATTTTCCGGCGTCGTAGGTTGCGTTAAACGGTGCGACTAAAGCAACTATGTGGTGTTGTCCGTCGGTTTCCCGTATTTCTAGGTCGCTTATTTCGAGTGTTGTTCGGTGTTCAATTTCCATAGTTACCCCAAAAGGTCATCGTGAGCGACTGAAGCGGTCACGTTTTCCAAATCTCGTATTTCGTCAACTGTTAGCCAGCCGCCTTCCAGCGCTGTTTTGTGTGCGTCGAATCGTTCGCTACGTGAACCCCTGATTAGGGCATCAATGTTTAGCCTGGCAACCTGTCCCCGTGGGAGTTCTTGGGTAAAGGCTTGCTCGACACGGGAATACCAGCCACGTAAACAGAACCGAACAAAGTTAATCGAGTCCTGTTGCACGTTTTGGTAGGTCATGGAGCCGCCTTCGCTGGGAACGTTCACCATGTGCGAAGGAACCTTAAACATTGTGGTCACTTCCCGAGCCGAATTAACGCGAGCTTGCACGAACTCTAAATCTTTTGGTGAGAGCTGCAACGCCTGATATTTAATGCCGGCAGATAAAACCGCTGGTGAGCGTTGCCGTCCACCGTGAGCCGCCACGAACGCCGATTTAAGGTCGCTCGCTTCTTCCCGTGTCAGCTCACTGTCAGCCTGTAGAACGCCGGTAGGAACTGCGCCGGTCGTATAGAAGTCGGCGGCCATTTCGTCGCCGGCTATCGCAATTCCGAGAGAACGTCGAGTAGCGGTTACCACTCCGAGTCCCTGCATAGCGCCCGGAAGTGTCATACCCCGAACGTGCATAATGTCGTCAAACGGGACGGCAACCCCGTTTACCTGATATTCAATGGCGCCCGTTTGTGTCGTCCTCACTGACACAACGTCAGGGTTTAACGGTATCGCTGTTTGTGGATATCCGAGACTGTCCCGGTCCCCTAACAGACAGTAGGCGTTTCCAGCTAACAGCAAACTAGTGACAATGCTTGACAGTGTGTCTATGCGTGTCGATGTTGGGTCTGGTTGTTCTAGTAGTCGTGGCGTTGGTTGTACGAGTTCGCCCCGGCGGTACGAGTGAAACGGCAGAGAACCTATTGAATCAGATATAAGTTGGACGCATGCGTAAACCGTTGGGATAGTCAGAGCGGAATTGTTCGTTACGCTTAACGGGCCTGTCAGTGGTTGCGGTTGCATTCCTCGAGAAGGGATCACAAAGTTAATGTCGCGGTCCTCTGTTTGTCTGCCTCTTAAAAGTCGAGTAATCACATAGACATCCGTTCAACGACGACGCCAAGGAACATTAAAGCTCCGCACAAGACAAGCCCAAGACCGGCCATGCCGCCTAATACAAAAGCGAAGTAACTAGCCAGCCCGAAGGCGAGGAGCTGTAGAAAGGTTCCGAGCATCAATAAATTTTTGGTTTAGGTGGTAAGACCACTGGTTCTAATCGTAGTGCAACGTCAACCGCCATTATGGAAGCTACCGCCGCGTCGATTCTTCTTTTACTTTGCCGGCTCTCTTTTGTGACCCGAACGCCGTACCGGTCCGACCGTGTGTGACAGTTCGCGACGTGCCGAGATAGCGCCGGGTCGTGGTCGTGTGAAAGTGCCCGAGTTAATACCAGTTCGGTAAATTGTGAGCACGCCGGAACCATACGTTTAGGGCTTTGCGGATATTCGATTAGTTGAGCGCCCGTCAACGATTCAATTTGCAACATAGCGTGCTGCATAGCGAAAGGGTCATAAACGACAGCTCTTGGCGACCATTCTTCGATTAGCTCTATTAGCTGGTGCGATACTTCGTCTAGCGGTACTCGCCACGCATCATCGGCGCCGATCGGCTTTTCCCAAATCCGTAACACCTTTAACCGCTTGTCGGGTGTCGCCGCCACTATTACCGTCGAGTCGTTAGCAAAACTGGCATCTACCGCAAAAACTACGTCTTCGTCTCCCGGCTCAATATCCGCTGTAGGGCAAGCGTTAAACTGTTCCGCCGATAACCACTGTTCGCGGTCTTTTGTCCATTGTCCCAAATGCAACCGCCTAAACTCGCCTTCCGGTAATTGTAGAACCTGAGACTGTAAATAGCCGTCGTCGATCCAATCTCCAAACGCCGGATGGTAACGCCACGCCGCTAGATCGTCGTGCGCCATATGTTCCGGCGGCGGATTCCAATACGACCACCACGTAGGGTCTGTGATTTCTCCGGCTTTAACCCGTTTGTCGTATTCGACGAGATCCCACAAATACGAGTCGTCTCCGCTGCCAGGTGTCGTGATGTGAACAAGCATGGATTGTTTACGAGCACCGGAACCCGATAACAACGCTTCGGTTAATTCGCCGTCTTTATGTGCCCAAGTCTCGTCCACAATACAAAACGTAGGGTTCAGGCCGTGAGCTAAACGCCCGTCACTAGATAACACTCTAAGCACGCCACCCGACAAAGGACAATAGAGCGAATCCTTAAAAACTTCGACTGCTGAAGCAAGATCCGGTTCTAGCTCGATCATGGCTTTAATGTTGTCGAGGACGATTCGGGCTTGATCTTTAGAAGCTGCAACGCAATAAACCTCCGGTGCCCATTCCCCGGAAGCGATCAACGCCCACAACGCTATAGCGCTTAACAGCTCCGACTTGCCGGCCTTCCGGGGCAACATAACTAAACAATGCTTGTGACTCCATAGCCCGTCGTCGCTTGTCTCGAATAGGCCGTTAATGATTTCTTGTTGAAATGGTCGTAGTTCGATGTATTGACCGGCAAGGTCGCCGCGGTGATGTTTGCAGAAGGTTTCCACGAATTCGGCTACATCTGCGCCCAAACTGGTTTTTGTGGTCATTTCAGCCACCTATCTAGTTTGCTGGTAATTTCCTTAGTGGTCGCCACCGTGAGGCCCAGCTTTCCACGGCTCACCGGGTTTAGACCCATGTCACTGAAAAAGCCCCGTTGCACGTCGAGAATCTTTCGAGCCTCTAAAGAGTATTTGAGAAAAGTGTCGTCGTCTTCGGCTAGTTCCATTCTCCGTTTAACGTCTGCGTATTGGTCATGCAACCGGCATAACTGGGCGAGAGCTGGTAAATCCGACTCTGAAACCCATAAAGCAGCGGCCCGAGTGACAGTTACCCAAAGTTCGGCGCCAGCGTCCCGAAGGTTCGCCGGAATAGGCGGCGGTCCGTCCACTGGTTCGGCCACGTCGTGAACCGTCCCCGGATCACGTTTTCCCGGTTTTCCAAGTTTCTGCTGTAATTCGACTGGTTTTTTAGTTTTTGTCATTGTTTTTGAAAATCATGACTTTTTGCCGCAAATAAAGCGTTTTTTGAAAATTTTATATCGCGGAGGGATCTAAAACAG